CACAAGCAAACCCACGATGGGGACGCTGCTCCAGCTCGAGCGGTACTTCAACCTTCCCAGCGCCATCGAAGCGTTGCAGAACACGAAAATCGAGCATGTTGCGTGGTTGGCGTGGGAATCACGCCGCCACGCCGGCATGACCGTCCCGACGTGGGAGAAATTCCGAGACACCCTCGTCGACATCGAGTTCGACAGCGACAACGCCACCCCTTTAGCCGAAGGGGAACCGCCTACGGCATAGCGTCGTTGGCTGTCGCTACCGGGCAGCCGATCAGCGAGCTTGAGAACGCTTCCCCGGCCGTCATACGTGCTTTGCGGGCGATCCTGCACGAACAGCACGAAGCGCAACAGAAAGCAGCACAGAGGCTCTGACAATGGCCCAACCAGCGATCCGAGTCGAGGGCGGCCGGGAACTACGCCGCAAGTTTCGTGAAGCCGGCGACGACATGACCGACCTCAAAGCCCTGCATAAGCAGCTCGCCGACGACGTCGCCGGGACGGCCAAAACGAAAGTGCCGGTACGGTCAGGCCGTCTGCGCCGATCAGTGCGCGGTTCGGGCACGAAAACCGCGGCCAGAGTGAGGGCAGGCAACAACCGCAAAAGCGGCCCGACGTCAGTGCCCTACGCTGCGCCCATACACTTCGGGTGGGGCGCTCGAGGCATCCGCCCGCAGCCGTTCCTGTACGAAGCGCTCGACGATCGCCGCCAGGAAGTGATCGACCGGTACAACGACGAAGTGCGGTCGATCATCCGCAAGGTGTTCTAGGATTACGGCATGGCAGCAGGCTCGAGCGTGATCAACGTCGCTATTCTCGGCGACGCTAAAGGGTTCAAGCGGGCTGTCGGCGAAGCAGGCAACAAACTCGGCCAGTTCGGCACCCGTGTCGGTCGTGTCTCGACCAGCGTCGCCAAAGGGTTCGGCGTTATGGGCGCAGCCGCCGGCGGGTTCGCGATTGTCGGCGGCAAACACTTTTTTAACGTCGGCCAAGAACTCGTCTCGCTCGACCAAAAAATCAACACTGTCTTTTCCGGTCAGTCATTGAATCAGGTAACCGGGTGGGCTGACGACGTCGCCGCCCGGATGGGTCTCACCTCAACCCAAGCAGCCGGGCTGGCAGCGAACGCCGGCGACCTGCTCAAACCGATGGGTTTCACCGCCGACGAAGCCGCCAGCATGTCGACCGAAATCATCGGCCTGTCCGGTGCCCTGTCGGAATGGTCAGGCGGCCAACGCTCGGTCGAAGAAACTGCCGAGATTCTGTCGAAAGCGCTGCTCGGCGAACGCGACTCGCTCAAATCGTTGGGTATTTCGATCAACCAAGCCGAGGTTGACCAGCGGGCAATGACGATCGCAGTCGAAGCCGGCCGAGACGCAATCAACGAACAAGACAAAGCGCTCGCAACGCAGCAGCTCATCCTCGAGAAATCGACCGACGCCCAAGAGGCGTACGCCGCCGGCGGCAACAAACTGACCGCCGCCCAAAACCGGCTTAAAGCAGCGTTCGGCGAAATTCAAGAACGCATCGCCCGCAAACTGCTACCCGTGTTCGCCCGTATGGCTGACATCGCGGTCGAACTCATCGACGTGTTCGACAAAGACGGCCTAGGCGGCGTCATCTCCGACGTGCACCTACGCATACAGCGGGCATGGCCAGCGATCCGCACCCAGCTCGGCGTTTGGGCACGCGGGTTCGTTGCATGGCTGCAAGACGTTGGCCCGCCGCTGTTCGCCGCTCTCGGCCAGTTCCTCCTCGACTTCGGGAAATGGTTCAAGGACGACGCCCTGCCCGTCATCGTCGAAAAGCTCGGCGACTGGGGTTCGGCGTTCGTTGGGTGGGTCGCCGAGGTCACCCCGCCGCTACTCGCAAAGCTGGTCGACCTACTCGTCGACGTCGGCCAGTGGATGATAAACACCGGTCTACCGACGCTGGGTGCGCTCGCGGCGCGGTGGGGTAGCGCCCTGATCGAATGGGTCATCGACGTCGCCCCTGGCGCTATCCGCAACCTCGTCGACGCCATCGTCGAAATCGGCAAATGGATGATAAACAGCGGGCTACCGCTGCTGGTCCAAACGTCGATGCGATGGACCGAAGCCCTCGTAAATTGGGCGCTTGACGTCGGGCCGGAACTGCTCAAAGAGCTGAAACTGCTTTGGATGGATGTCAACACAAAGCTGATGCAATGGTCGAGAGAGTTCGGCCCAAACATCATTAGGTCGATTGTCGAAGGCATTGCGACCGCGCCGGTCACGATCCCGCTAGCGATCATTAGCGCAGTCAGAGGCGAAGGCTCGCTGGGCGGCTTCGTCGGCTACGGCCAAAGCCCGTTTCAGCGTCCGGTCGGGCCGGCGTTCGGTCCCGGCCAGCCGGGCGGTCCTCGAGCTGCTGGCGGTCCCGTCCTCGGTAACGTGCCGTATCTGGTCGGCGAGTCCGGCCCGGAAATGTTCGTGCCGACCGGGTCGGGAACGATCGTCAACAACGCCCGCCTGGGCGGTATGGGCGGCGGCGGCATGAACGTCACCGTGAACATGCCGGCCGGTAGCAACGGCGACGACGTCGTACGGGCGTTGCAGGACTACGTGCGCCGCCGAGGCGCTATCCCGGTCCCGGTAGGAACGGCCCGCTACTGACATGCCGGTAACGACCGAATTCGGTATTCAGTTCAACTATTACGACAACGGCGTCGACCTGACCGAAACAGACTTTACGGCCCGCACCCTGGGCCTACAGATCGACGTCGCAGCCCAAGCCGGGCAGATGGGCACCCGCACCGCGACGGTTACGTTCGATAACAACGACGGCGCGATGACCCCCGGCAACGGCGGCACTTACTCGTCGTGGGACTTTTTCGAGCGACAGCTGTACATCAAAGCAACCGTGGACAACGGCATCGCGACGCCGTTTCCGTGCGAACTGTTCGGCGGTGTCGTCACCGACTTTGCGCTCAATGACGACGGCCGCAACAGCACCGTGACCGTTACTGCTGTTGACCCGTTCCAGATTCAGGGCCGGTCAACCCCAACGACCGACTACCCGGCGTTTTCGTTCACTTACCCGAACAACACGATCGTTTACGCGCTGCTCGACGTTCTCAGCGAAGTCGACGACGACCTGCCCACCCTCGGCAGCAGCTCACCCCCAGGGTGGGCGACGAGTTCCCGCATGGCCCAAGAGGACATGTCGCAGCACGAATGGGCAGCCGGCGAGATCAGCGGCGCAGCCGCAGACGTCATCAACCAAAGCATTCTGCCAAGCGACGTCACCTCGGCGCTTCCCCAGGTCCCGCTCGGCCTCGAGTACGGGTACGTCTTGGACGTTGGCCGGCTGCTGTTTTACCAAGCGTTCGACGAAAAGGTCAGTTTCAGCAACAAGACCGGCAGCGTCGGTCTACCGTTCGCCGAACTCGAACGCGGGTTCAACACCGACGAACTGACCAACGCCGCCAACGTGACCGCCGTGTCGACCACGACGACCGCAACGTCGAGCGTGCAGTCATCCCGGTCGAAGTACGGTGCCCGCACCCGCACCTACCAAGTGACCGGAACCGACGACTACGCCGAACGGGCCGCGCAGAACTGGGCGAACCGGTTCGCTGACGCATCGTTCGACGTCCGCACCATCACCACCACGACCAGCCAGATCGAAGACAAGCTCGACCCAGCCGGGTGGATGAACTGGGTGTACGCGCTACGCCGCCCCGCCTGGCACCTGTACGACGTGACGTTCACACCGACCGGCGGCAGCGAAACAACCGAAACGCTCGTGTCGGTCGGTTACACGATCGCAGCAACCCCAAACGACGCAACCGTCATCTTCCAGATGCGGCCCGCCGCGACACACACCGTGTTCACGCTCGACAGCGACGAGTACGGTATCCTCGACACCAACCGGCTCGGCTAGGAGACTGCAACGATGGCCTACCCTTGGAACGCTGGCGACACGCTCAACGCCGCCGACCTCAACGACTACGCCGGCCTCGTTTTTATCAAATCAGTGGCCGTCGGTGCCGGTGTCTCGTCGGTAGGCGTTAGTGGCCTGACGGGGTTCAACGTGTACCAATTCGTCTTTGATCGCGTGGACGTGTCAAACAACGCGCTGTTGATTGTGGATGACTCTACTAGCCTCACCGGTTCTAACTGGGAAACGACGGTGCTGTTCTACAACCAATCGGCAACCCCGACCGTTTACACGCAAACAAACAGCGCCGATGCCTATTTTGCTCTGGCAGACACAAACAGATCCGCTGCGACCCTGACCGTTTACAACCTAAACCAAACCGGCCGAACACGATTCACCGCCATCAGCAATTACTTTTATGGATTCGCGCACGGCGGCGGCATTTACGACGCAGACACGACCTCAACAACGCTGACTTTCAAGCCGTCAAGCGGCACGCTGTCGGGCGGCAACATTCTCTGCTACGGCTACAACGCAGGCTAAATCATGGACACTCACACGCAAGCCGAACTCGAGGCGATGCACCCTAACGGCACCGTGTACACGCAAACCGACGACGACGTGCGGCCGATGACAACCGACGAATGGCAGGCGTGGATTGCTAGCCAGGTCGGCAATCCGAAACTGCCTACCGATGGAGACGCCGACACATGACACGCCTACGCACTCACCCTGGCCGCCTGCAGGCCGTTGTCG